AATCGTAATTAGTAACTTTATGGACCACAAACATTCAACTTTGTGCCATGTGTACATTTAACAATACCCAATATTGCCCTTTTTTTTTTCAAGCAGAAGACGGAGTACGAGATACATCGGTGACTGGAGTTCAGACGTGTGCTCTTCCGATCTGTATTAAGATCATAAGGCAATCTTAGAGGTGCAGTTGAAAAAAAGTGCTTGTATATGATAGCTAGATTTTGACCAGATAAACCATCTGGCATATTAACGTAAAGAATCTTTGTCTCAACATCGTAATAAAACTCTCCATCGCCTAGTGAATCTTTATCAGCCCCAGGAATTAAGTTATATCCAAAGTTTTTAACATTTGAAACAAAGTATGAAACACTCTTTTGATAAGTTGTTCCACTATATAGAGTAAACACCTTGGCCGATTGAGCAGCTTCACACGTTACTAAAGTAACCTTTTCGCTTACTAATTTTTGAGAGTATTCTGCAAAGGTGCTCATGATAGTTTATTAAACATTAAAGAAATCAGTGAACCGATAATAGAGCTTATTCCTGCAACCTTTAATTTAAGGGAAAACATCTCGGTTTTTATTTCTTTAATGTCTTGCCTGACTTCTTTTATTTCATCAAATAGACGATTACGCCATTCTTGTTCATTGTTCATGTTGCCTCGTCAAGTTGCAAAGTCACTGCATACCTTGAAAAGCTTGAATTGCTAATACTAGGCACAGATGACAGATAAACCATACCACTAAAACGATTGTGGTTTGATATTATCGTATCATCACCTAACTCAATGAAAAACGGCAAAGTATAACTTTTTGAGTCAATAATCTCTAATAACTGATCAAGTTGATCTTTTGACAATAAAGAAAATGAAAGATTGAGCTTTTTTTGTCGGATAATTGTATCAACAAATTTCTGACCATAGCGGTTTTCTTGAATCTTTGAAAGATCATCACTCTGATATGACCAGTTAAATGAAGGGCCTCTTCCTAAGTCGATATGCTTACCAATAAACACCTTAGAAACCTCACAGAATGAAGCCCCTGAAGTTAATATTAATCTGGCATATCTATAGGTTTGTTGGGTGAATATTTTAATGCCCATATTAAAAACAGTGTCTAATGTGATTACTTGGGAGAAGGCAGGGCTTCCCCACGAATTAGACGAATTTAACTGAAGCGTAACCGTTGCAACACCTAAACCTGTTCTTATATCACCAACTATAAAGAATGAATCAATATTTTGAGCTGATCCAAAATCAAAAACGATATTGTCCGAGCTTGTGTTGCTTCTAAATACTTTTGTTCTCCTAGGGTCTTTAAGGTTAGATGCTGGGAATGTTGCATCCTCTGAGCTTGGAGTAATAACCGCCGTATCAACTAAATTATTATTAAAGAATTTTAAGCATGACATTATTCACCAACTAAGTAAGTTTGAAGCCTTGATTAATTTGATCCCTGACAGCGTAGGCGATATTTCTTCCATCTATCTGGATCACGATATTTCCGCCACCATTTCCGCCATTATTTATCTGGCTGAATAACTTTTGCTGTTGTTCAGCATTAAGAATCATCTCGCCTGTCCTAACAGTAGCTAGTGCATTGTCTGGCCCTGAAGTTGCCCCAACAATACCGCCATTTGCAAAACCAGAAACTCCGGCAATTTTTGCAGCCTGTTGCGCCATTGCTATTCCAGCAATTGCTCCAAATGTATAACCAAGAGCAGGACCACCAGTTTTCGAACCGAATGCAAATGATGAAGCTATCGCTTGAGGCGTCTTAATTGATAACTCATAAAGCGCAGCGGCTTTTCCTATGGCTGCAAGCTCTTTGCTCTTTGAGCTAGAAAGAGAAGTTGCTGCACTAAAGAATGCTTCTTGGTCTTTTATTTCTTGATCCAATAACTTCTTTTTATTGTCTGCACCTATTTTCTGATCTCTATTCTTTTTATCTAGAATAGCTTTAGACTTTGCCGCTTCTTGCTCTTCTATTGTTGCAAGATTTGAAGCTCTGTCCATTGCTGCCTGATACATCAATTCAGACTTTGTTAATTCAAAAGAAGTAAGCGCCTCAATATCACTCGCAGTCTTTACACCATAACGCTCTTTTTCTGCTATATCTTGCTCTAATTCAAATTGATTAGACTCCAGCGCAAATTGGTTTTCTAGTTCTCTTATGGCAATATTTCGTTCTTCTATTGCTGCAAGTTCTTGAACTGTTTTTTCCCTAACCTTAGCCGCAGGATCACCACCTGTTTTTTTATCTTCTAATGCAATAGCTTGTTGGTTAACATTAATTATTTTAAAAAGCTTTTCAGCTTCGGAACTTAATGACTTCACTTTTGTTTCAGCAATTTGAATTTCAGCCGTAGAAACAAGAGCTTTATTTGGGCCCTGCTTATTTATAATAGCTTGCTGCTTTTCTATCTCTAATGTTAAGTCTGCATAGTCACCAGAAAGAGCGTTAATCTCAGATTGATTATCAACAAATCCTTGATTCAAAACTTTTTGCTGAGCTTGATATTCTTGAATAGATGCTATCGTGCTATTTATTGCCTCTGATATTGAGCTGAAAACACCCTTAACAAAATCAGACTGAGTGATTGTATCGCCAACAATTTCTTGTAAATCACCAAAGGCATTAGTCAGGGCAGTAAGTGAACCTGAATAAGTTTCTAGTTGAGCCTGAGCCGATCCTACAAATTTTTGGTTAACGATATCAATTGCACCTCCGGCATTTAAGGCTTCTTGAGACAAGCTTTTAAGTTCTGGAATTGCTGCCTTGAAGCCCCTAGCAACCTCACCGTTTAGCGTTTTTGCTAGTTTAAATACGTTTTCTTCTAGTGATCCACCTAACTGAGCTGAAAGGTTAGCCGCTGCCTGTACTAAGTCCTTAGCCTGTTGGTTTGTTGCTCCAAATGATTTAGCAATGGCAATCTGCCCAAGGACTACTTCATCGGCAAATATAGATGATTTTTGAAGCTCTGAAGCGAATGCATTAAAATCATCTAATGCACCTTGAGAGAAGTCCCCCGTTTGCTTAAGAGCTTGACCCAATCTATTAAGAGCGGCTTCTTGTTCGGCCGAAGCTTTGATTGAATCAAAGATAAAATCATTTACTGATCCGATAGCATTGCCTAGAAGGCTGAATCCCTTGATTGCAGCTTGTCCGGCAAATGTACCAACGGCGACAGACAGTGTGTCACCTAGTGATTTGGCTTTCTTTTCGTTTTGATCTAGTGCTATTCCGAGCTTATCTTCAATGACCTTAAGTCGGAACTCAATGCTTTCTGCCATCGCCTATTGCCTCTTTAATCCATGAGTAGAGCAACACTTTAGAGAATGTTAAATCTTTCGGAGAGTAAGTTATTCCAACTTTAAGAGATGACTCATAAAAGGAATAATTTAAAACATCCTTAACAACCTCTAGTATCTTGTCGGTCTTGAACTCGTCCCCATCCAATAGGTCTAGAAGTTCATCCCTAGTTAGCTTATTCCTGAAGGTGTTTACACCATCAGGGATTAGTTCTTTTTTACTAACACCGCCGTAACATCATCAAATATTTCCTGAGCTATCTCAGATAATGGGTGAAACATTGCTTCTTTGTCATTGATTAATTCATTCCATGATTGATAACCACATGAAGAATAATCAATTAACCCGTCCATTTTCCCAATGAACTTTCCCTTAACCTTAAATAAGTCCGCACCTGTCCTGATGCTTTCAACCATACTTAAGAACTCAAAGCCTTCTATCACGTTGGGCATTCTGTATTTCAAAACACCCTTCGGAGTTTGTTTTTCTTTCATAATTAAATAAAGTTAAAGTAAATATCTTTCTTAGTAGCTGAAACAAAACCATTAAGAGTGATAGAAACTTGTAGGAAACTATCGCCTGTAGTTGTGTAAGCCCCGACCGTTGCCGATTGCATATAAGCATTAAAACACTTACCGCCTACCCAGTTTCCACCAGTCTTAGGGCCGCAGTTGACCATAGCAGAAACAGATTTATTTTTTAGAAGAGCATCCAACAAAGAAACATCATGCTTCTTGAGTGTTGCTGTAATTTCCATAGAGGCAGTTCTTGAAACAGGCATTTTTTCTAGTGTGCCTGACTCTTCACAAATACAATCAACATTTTCAACTTCTTTAGAAACAGTAATTGAAATAGATTGAGCGCAAATACAAAGATTGTCAGATTGATTTCCAATAAATAATTCAGCTCCCTTAATGATGATTGCATCAGAAGAGTCATAAGAAGGAGTGATTGAATTAGAATAAACCTGGGCATTATCCGAAGAATAAGTTACTGCTCCAGTATCGTTTGAAGTAGTAACGAATCCAAGCTTCGCACCAATAGAATTAGCTGAGTTTGTACCAGTTGACCAGAGTAGGCTTAAAACAGTTGAACCTGATGCGATTGTAAACTTACCAGTAGTGCTAGAAAAAGAAACCGTATAAGTTTCAGTAGACGCTGCACTTAAAGCAGCATTAAGAGTTTCAGCAAGCTCAACAGGTGTATTATAAGTCTTTTCAGCAACAGATACGGCAAAAGTTCCAGTGTCGTCAGTTACGTCTAAGAATTTAGAAGTAGCTGTGATAGTGATAGGATTATAAAAATACTTAGTTCCTTCAAAAGAAAATTCAACAGAACCAAGACCCTTGGCATCCATCGTGATAGCTGCTTCAGTGGTGATATTTCCTGCGCTTGCTTCGATAGCATAGCCATTTCCAAGATATTTAGTTGTAGAGAATGAAGGATGGTCTGAACCTGTAGGGATATAACATACAGCTAAACCAAGTTTATTCCCTGCAACTGGCGCAGAATCAAGAGCAAAGTTAAGAGTAAGATCATTTCCCGTAATTGAATCAATGTTAACAATCTTATAGCCGTTAGACTTCTTTACTAAAAGAGCTTGTCCGACTCTGAACTGAGTACCATCAGCAACTTTTACAAGTGTAGTTGTCGAAGATGCGGCTGCTACTTGCTCAACTGCTACAACGTATTTAGAGCCGAAAAGAGATTCCCACACTTCAGAAAGTTGCGGTTCTTGACCTTCAACACCAGAGTGACGAAGATAGGCTGAGTGAGAACCAGAAACAGCATCACCCGTATTAATTGATTTAGCTGCACCAATATCATTTAAAAGCTCATCATTTTCTGTAATTTCAGGCTCGTAATTAAGTTCATTACCTGGACGCAAAGGGAGAAAATCACTTCCAACTGTAGGTGGAGCATAAACCCCTGTAGTTGTTTCTTTCTTTGTTGCGAATTGACTCGCTCTTGATTGTCCTACGCTTGCCATATGTTCTCCTTAAATCTCTTCACTTGTTAAAATGTTAAATGTTATTTCACAGAAAAGGTATCTTTTTTCATTAGTTATTAATTGCTGAACGCCAGTAATAGACGAGAAGTCTAGTCTATCAATTAAGTCCTGCGCCCCAATTTCATCAGGTGCATAAAAAGCATTTAAAAATGTTTGTTGCTCATCTAGTAACTTAATCGAAAGATCGTCGAAACCATCTTCTTTCCCTGCTAAGCTAACCATTTGCTTAACCAGAACAAAGGTAAACTGCCTATTGATAGATAGATTGCAAAATTCTATTTCCTCTGGTGAAGCATCACCCACACGAATTCCCCATGAGTCTTTCTTAACTATGTCAGGGTTTTCCTCTATAGAGTATGGATTATGAAGTCTCGTCTTATATGGGAAAAGCTCGTCAATCTTAGCAATGATTTTAGGATAGATTTCACCGATCTTGCTCATCGTGATAACCATCCCTGTTTAAATTGAATATCAACAGGTTCAATAATCCCATTGTTGTTTTGATCAACAATATAGCGAGAAAGGTCTAGTCTTCTTGCATATTCTTCTTTAGCGAGTAGCCTTTGTTCTACATAGTCTCGACCAAAGGCGTTAAATATAATCTCAGCAATCTTAGAAACAGACGCAGGTAAAAGCACGTTTCTGTTTAGAATCTGTTCTGGCCCTATAATTACATTTTTCTTAATTAAGTCCTGGATAATAAGATCGGCTGCTTTAACGGCTTGCTCTTCCCAGTTAGTTTTTCCAGCTTCAAAACCAGATAGAAAAGACGAGTCATTAAAAATGGGAAACTCAGCAAATAAATCATCATCTTCAGAAAATTTATGGCCAATGTATTCTAGTTCAATAGCTTCAGTTAATGACTGATTAACCGTTAGCCTAGTCCAATATTGCTCGTAAATAGTAATACCTTCCAACCCTTCAACGCTTTGACCGTTTGAATTAGTGTTTGAAAGTAACCAAGGCACGTCCTTGTTCGGAGTGAATTCTACAAAACCAGACTTAAGAAAACAGTTGGTATAGTCATTTGTGTTTACTGAAGCTGCCCATCCTTGAGAGCCATAGTAATGAACCGCTAAGGTTGCATTAACCACGTTGGCATTATATCCCATTTTAATAAACAGATGGTTCATGGGAAAGTCTGTTGCGATATAAATTGCATCAGATGGTGTAAGAGTCATTAGATACGTGTCAGATTTATATGAATTAATCTGTTTTGTAATCTCAGTGACGTTAGGCCCATCTTTGAAAAATATTCTCATTATTTAACCCCAAATATTTTTACTGTTCTACACCCAGTTGGCATATCTTGCTCTATGACAAAAACCTCACCTTCTAAAATAATGCTCTCAACGTAAGATTCACCATCTTCCAATGAGTCATAAGAAACAACATAAACAAAGCAATCTTCATTTTTCTTATATATTTTAAACATTACAAAGTCCTCAATTGAATGTAGTTGAGAGTTGCTCCTGACCCTGCGGTTGTTACAATTGCCCTAATAGCATCAACACTTAAATTAGAAACGACTGTGTTTACTGTGCTGTTAGCAACGGCAGTTAGTGGTGTACCAATATTAAACCATGTAGAAGAGTTATCAACACTCGCCTGTAATTGAATCGCTGGAGCGGTTGTTGTAATAGCTCCCATGTTAATACTTAATTGAGCTATGGTTGCGTTATAAGCTGAAATAACCTGAGATGTAGAGCTTAAAGTGTTTACTGCAATAACCCTATCGTAGACATTTCTCATAAAGTTATTTGATGGAGTTGGTGCAGTCATCATGTTAACACCAGTTGAGAAACTTGGGGTGGTACCACCAACAATAAATGTCACTCTGTACCTGTTCCCATTACATGGGAATGTAGGTGATTGTACTACGTTAGTAGAGGTGACTCTTGGAAAGGCGTAAATATTAAGCCAAGTAATACCGGCATCGAATGATTCCTGTACAGTTACGTCCATTGTTGGGTTAGTTCCAGACACTACACCAATATTAAGTTGGAAAGAAACTGAAACACCCAGTGGAATTGATGAAGCTGAGTTAGAGTTACTTGTTACTGTTCCGTTATGGACTAAGTTTTGAATTGGCGTATTTAAGTTAAAAGTTGGCTGACCTGAAATGATAACGGATGGCGTACCTGATACTGATACAGTCGCAGTACCAGTCTGAACAACAGGAATGGATCGCTGAGCATCTGAAGAAGTATTACCAGTAATCTCAACTGCTGTTCGAGCGTAGTCATTAACTCTAACAAAGTGAATTCTATAATCAAGTCGTCTAAGTATAGCTCCACCACAGTTGATTGAAGAAAAGTTTGCACCAACAGAATCAACCATAATGGTAGAGCCAAAAAAACGACGAACTAAATAAGCACCGTCATAAAGACCCATAGATGTAGCGTCACAACCATATAGATGAATTGTTTCACCTTGAGAAAGACCTGATACAGTTGTCACTAGCGTGATCGTCATCACGTTGTCGGTTCTGGAAATACTTTGAACGCTTGGGAAGTTTGCACTATCGACGTTATCTCCACCTTCACAAAGATCAACACGGCCACCTGCGCTTGACGCTGTTGCTGATGTACCAACTGGCACAATAAACTGAGTGGAATTTATTATGGTGGTAGGTGATACGGGTGAAGTTAAGTTAGGAAAGTTGGCTGCATCTCTTACGCCATAAATTGTGATTCTGCTATTTAAGTTTAAATTATGAGGAACATCAGTGGTATATGTTACTCCGTTTGATCCTGATTTAACGGCAGAAACAATCCTGGCAATTGGTCTAGGCATCCTAATATTATTTTTGGCTGCAATAAAAATTTTGTAATTAATTGTATCGTCTGGCGATCCTTGAGAAAATCTTACAGGGGTCCCCGGTGATGAAACAGCATCAGGTGCTCTTAGTGTAAATAGAGTATCGTCAGGAGTCGGGATAACTTCAAACATATTTGAAGATGTATAAGATTCAGTAAAGTTTGACGATCCAGAAGTAGTTGCCTGTGATGATGTTCCGCCGATAACTGATGTTCTAAAACTTGCGCCGTTTCTTCTTGCGGAAGTGTTATACGATGTAGTCAAAGTCTGGTCGGCTGTATATACAAGTGCACCGTTATATAAATCCGCTACTGGATCATCGAATCGAATAAATCCGCCCGCCGTATAAGTGGCGTTCCCAAGAGTAGTTGGAATGGTTATTTGTTTTTCAGTAATAACAGAAACAGTGACAGGCCCAATATTTAATCGGTTATCTCCGTTCCCATATAAAGAAACCCTGTCTCCTCCTTTGAATGAATGGTTAGTAGCAAAGTTAATTGTGATGATAAGTGAAGCAACAGTAACAGTTGAAGGCAATGCTACGTCTGCCTTTGGTGTAACATATTGAACGTTGCTGTTTGAATCGACACCGGCCAATCCGATTAGTAAGTTATTCTGCCTAGGTCTTGAACTTGCTGAAAATCCAAAACCAAAATTCAATGGAAACTTAAAAAGCTCTTTTGATGTTAAATAATATTCTGATCCGGCCGTAAATGGACACATTGAAATTTTTAAATACGATGATCCGTTAGCTTCACCGCCACGAGTGACAAAGGTTGTTCCTTGGTTTACGAAAGACTGATCCCAAACAGTTAAATCAGGAGCACCAAGAACGAAAGCATCCCTAAATTTACTTAGTGAGTTTCCAACTGCTAAAGCACCTTTTGGGGTAGCTGCGGCCGGCACTTCGTTTCCGTTCTTATCTAGTAAAATTGCCTCTACTGGCTGTGCAGAATTGTCCTCATAAATAACCTGTAGCGTATCGCTTGCGCTCATCGAAGAAGTGTCAAAGAACAATGTGACCGTAGTTCCTGCGACGTTTGTATATCGAAGAGATTGTGAACCAGTAGCGTAAATTACAACACCTTTAGTCTGGTTAATGATTGAGACAAGATTCTTAACATTGAATCCAGTAATGCCGGATAGGTTTACAGTACCAACCCCAGAAATTCCAGGAGTGAAAGTATAAGTAGGTGTAATAAACTTTTTCATTCTTTATCCTTATCCAAAAATAAGCGCATTAATAATCGAGTTCTCGTTTTGCGCAACAGACACCGGCTTGCTGATGTCACTAGTATTATCCACATTGCTTAGCCCAATGTCACTCTTAGTTAAAACAACAGCACCAGTATATGAGTTTACTGACTGGACAGGCGAGGCTGCGGCTGCTCCCGAACTATTTACATACCCAGCTGGATTTGATGAATCATATTTTAGATTAAGAGCAGTTTGAGTATCCGTCGAGATTGGTTTGTTTGCGTCGCTAGTATTATCAACATTGCTCAAACCGACTGCGGATTTATCTAATGTTTGCCAGGACTTGTCACCTCTCCAATATTGAGAAGTAGTCCCAGTGGATATAGGAGCTTCATAATCTGTTCCGGCAACAGCACCAGAAACAAGACCAGAGCTACCTTTTAGTAATCCTGAAATAGTAGTTTCAGTTAATGGTGTAATTGAACTCAATCCTGGCAGTCCTTGATTAACAGTGACTACTTTTGGCTGAACTTCATTTACAACAATAACTTTAGAAACTTCTTCAGTTACTACTATATTCATATCTTCGTCACTTCTGGGAACACTTCAATGATTCCCCTAGATAGTGTCCACTTGCTAGCATCTGGTTTAGTTATCTCAATGTCGTAAACATACTTTGCGCTTTTTTCGTTCGCAGGAATAACAAACGCAGCAAGCTGTGAAGGTGTTCCGTTTAGGTAAATAGTATTCCCTGAAATTGTAGCATTAAGGTTAATTGCCTGACTTGAAGCGTAGTTAATTCTTGCCTGTGCTTTAACGGTGTGACCAGTGAAGTCATAAGGGGAAGTTTGCGCCTCATCGTTCCAGACAGTGAATGGATAGGCGAGAGTCTGACCGATATACAAATTAAAATTATGTTCTACAGGGTTAACCATAAATAAACCTATCCAAAAATAAGAGCGTTAATAAGGGACTTATCATCCATATTCTTCCACAAATTAGAAGATTGTTCAAAATAAAGAATCTGTCCGTCAGTAGGTGACACAATCTGTACGTTATGAAGTTCGTTTAACTCAAAACCATTTGCAATAGTTACCTCTATTCTGCCCTGGGTTGGATGCGCTCTAGTACACATTCCGATAAAAACCATGTGGTCAGGAGCTTGCGGCTTGATAGAAGTTATTCCACCCGCAACAATGGGCGAAAGATATAATGGAACACCAACAGCAATACTTTGAGTATCTAGACCTTGAAGAAGTCCTGCATGAATAACTGTTCCAATAGAATTATTTGGGAGAGTGTATTGGACTATTCCATAAGTCCTACTAGAAGTTGCTTCAGAGTTTCCCTGTGCTAGTGCAATGGTAGGAAGGTTCCCATGTGACCCATTTAAATAAATTACACTTCCCTTTGTAATAGTTGCGCCTGATCTATTGTAAACTTGAGTTATAAGAGCGTCTTGCGTCCCTACAAAATCAAGCTTTGAAGTAGTCGGGTTAAAAACTATTCTCAAAGTCTTCTCACTCTTAATAGTTCTTGTTTGCTTAGATTGGTATATGTGACTTCTATCTGTGCTTTAAGTGTTGCACCTAAATAGTAAGAATAAAGCTCTGTTTCATTGGTTGGATAGGTAACTTGAATGTCGTTATATTCAATACCTTGAAGAAGACCTGAATCTCCTTCCATTGTAACGGCTACTCTAGAAAGATCATTTTCAGCCGATCGAAACTTATCAAACTCCCGATCCCTAACGCTGTCCTTCATTTAGTGCCCTCTTCGTTTCTCTGTCAATAATCTGAGAAGCATCAAACTCGTACCATGCAAACCAAAACTGTCCATCATGAATGATTTTGTAATCATGATAGGCGTTAGTTTTGAGGTTGTTCTTAATCATTAAAAGCTTAAGCCCTTCAGGGGTTTTTGCTTTTAAATAATCTTTACAGTGAAATAATTCTTTTAGCATAAGAAAAGAGTAGGGGATTTCTCCCCTACCCGTAAAGCTTTAAATCAAATTAGTCGTTAAGACCGATGATAAGCGGTGACTTACCAGAAGCAGCACCCTTAAGACCAGTTTGCATAGCTGCAACACCGAAGTATTGATCAACTGCACAACGCTTAGCACCTACACCTAGCTCGATGAAAGATTCTTCACCGTATTGAGCTTCCTTCTGGAAACCAACAGCTACGGCAGATTTTTCAAACATGAAAAGTTGCTTATCAAGTAGACCGTTATGGATATAAACAGGCATACCAAGGATTTGACCAACAACACCGCGTGGAATGTTAGCTTGTCCATAAACTGAAGCATCTTTAAACTCAGTTAGCTTCATGATAGCAGCTTCCTGAGCTGGAGAAGCAACGATTGCACACTGAGCTAGAACAGCGTCAGCCTTAAGAAGTGCTTTTCTCATATCAACAAGGTTGGCATAAGTTACATCTGCGTCAGTTCCTACGTTAATGAAAGAAGCTGCAGAAGCTACCATTTTAGCAATAATTTGCTCGTCAACATAACGACCCATAGCCTGAGAAGCGAGTTTAATGCTTTCAAGAGAAGAATCGATGGATGATTGTTTAGCTGTGAAAGCGTCGATTGCCCATGAAACATAAGCATTTACGTTTAATGCTAAAGTATCAGATGAAGCAGTAACGGCTGTTGTTTCGCCTAGTACGCCTTCAGTTCTGTTAGAAACAGAAAAAGAAGTAAGTTTAGGAAACTTGATTTCTTTAGCACCTGGAAGTGCAAAGTTAGAAACATCTGTAACTGATCCACGAAGGATTGCTGCGAAAGCTAGTTCTCTTTGTACGAGGTTGCTGATTAGAGTTGCTTTTGTGTCCCCTAATTGCGTATTCCCCATGTAAACGTCGGCCATAGTATTCTCCTGTTAAATTAATTTTCCAATTTTTCTTAGCTCGTTCATAATATCGCTTGAAGACATTTCTTCTAGCGGTTTTGTGCCAATTGATCCTGGTCTAGCCGCTTCGTTTGGAAGCTTAGCACCTGACTGAAATTCTACTAAATGCGAGTGCTTCTTCACAAAATCGGCAACTGCACCTTTAACAGATTCTTCATCAACACGTTTTGTCTCAGGATTAATTGCAATTTTGTCGAATGGGACAAAAGTGGCATACTCCTGATCCTTGAGTCTTCCGCCTAAATGCTTCTCAAATTCCTGATATTTCATTCCATTAACAATAGAAGCTTCTTGTTCGTGAAGTGTCTTAGTGGTGTCCTCTAGCTTTGTCTTATATTGCTCAGCTAAAGTTTTCCACTCGTTTTGCTCACGAAGTTTCTGTTCACTTAACCGCTGCTTTTCTTCCTCAACTTGCTTAAAAGCTTCTCTTAGCTTCTTAGCTTCGTTAAGTACTTTACGGTAAGTGTCATAACTCACTTTGTCATTGGATTGATTCTCAGGCTGTCCACTGGACAAATCTTGAGGTGCGCCACTGGCTGCATTGTCGGTACTCATAAACATCATTCTCCTTGATATAAATCTTGTCAAATTATTTTTGACAAACTGAATTAAATGTCTTTTCCATCTCCTAATATATCTCTGAGAGACTGCCTTAATATGTCGGCCGTAAATTTCTCAAGTTGTTTCTTTTCCTCGTCGCTAAGCTTTAAGAATTCCCTTCCAGCATCTTCCACGTATTCTCTTACTTGTTCATTGGTAAGTTTGGACTTCATTTCAGACTTCTTTTTAGATACCTGTACTTTTACTAGGTTCTCTCCACCTAGTCCTTCATCACGGTTTTTAGAATTAACCTTAATAAAAAATCTATTTCCAACTACACGATAATAAAGAGCTTCTAATAATTGTCCTGTAGCGGTTAGATTAGATTTTCCTGGTGATGTATCGCTTGCAAGAAATGAACTCCACCTTTTACGAAATTCAATATAGCTAGGGGATAATGACTTTAGATTTCCATTAGTCCCATTGCCTGATTTAGTTCTATTGATAACATCGTTCAATGTTTTTTCGGCTGCTTTCTGGGTGGCTACATTAAGCGCAATTTTAATTTGTCTTCCATACTTTTCTTTAAACTTTTTAATTTTCTCTTGTGGCGTCACTATCCAAACTCCTCGGCCAGTAGTGCGTCTAATATTGATGACGAATCAAACGGATCAACCGATTGAGCGCCTTGCACAATTTCGTCTTTAGTTAAGAAATCACCCTCATTAAGATCAACGTCTATTTCTATTGCTGCAATTAATACGTCTAGCTCGTCTTTTGGAATGCCTAGAAAGTCTCTTGCTTTAGACCTTTTCGGTTCACCACCGTAAGAACCAATGCGATTTCCCTCTACTTTTCCAGCAAGTTCATCGCTAGGGTCTTTATATCCTATGACAATTTCGCCAGACTTATGAGAAACAAGAGTCAATTCATCTAGCATTTCACCACTTAAAACAAGGTCAACATCTGACTTTCCTACTCCCTTTTTATTAGCGTAATCAATTTCATAGTTTGGAAACTTTCTATTATTTTTATCAAGACCGCTAACCGTTCTAGAAACAATATGCTCTAAAACAATGTTAGCAATCTTGACCCGATCTTTAGGTTTAATTGACTTAGGAATAGAAATCTTTTCCCTAGTGTATTTATTCGCCATGACTAAAAAACATTTTCCATGTAATAAACATTGCAAATCCTGTAATCATTACGTCAATAATCATATAATTTCTCTATCGTTAATAACTTCTTCGACTTGTACGTCCTCCATTTCTGGATGAAGCTTCTTGATCGCTTGTCTTAAAGTCATTGTTCCAAGCGCTACCTCTTGAGATATTTCTGCAATCTCATCTAGCTTAGACTTCATAGGTGAAGGGTCTTCGAACTCAACGTAAATGTCCATCTCAGTACCTTCAGGAATTAACCCTGGAACTGTAGATGGGTTGACCATGCCTGACTTAATCCAATAGTTGTGAATCTTTGGTAGCTTAATATTCCAGAGTTCAGACTCGTCTTTCTCGAACCACTCTTGAGACTTCTTAATGATTTCGTAAACATCTAATTCGTCAATGAGTTTGGCAACGCCAGAGGCCTGAGATAATCCAGAAAGTTGACCCATTGATCCTACTCTTACCCCTTTAGTTTCAAGCCAAAGAGTGAAAATTGTCACAACGAAGTCGATTACTTTTTGAGTATCGGCTTCAGGTTTAATTGTTCCAACCTGTGGAGTTTTGTCCGATTCTCTGTCTGATTTAAGTGACCAAATGACATTGGGTGACATTTTAGCGTTCTCAAAGTTTACGTCTACTCCGTATAGAATAGAAAAGCATTGAAACATCTGAGCGCCGGCAGCATCACTGAGCATCACAGGGATGGCTTTGCACACTTTTAAAGTGTCTGAGTCTAGCACTGGAAGAAGTCTATTCTTTTGACGCTTGCCATATACGAAAGGAATAACACCAATAGCATTAATTCCTTGGTTCTCAATTAAATATTCTGAAGCCTCTAGACCGTTCATGTAGAAAGCGTCGAACTCAGTATCAGTGTAAACATGAAGAAGCATAGTTTCCTCGTCATCTCCACGCTTACCCATAAACTTAATGAAGACCGTCTCTTCTTCAGGGTTAACCAATGAGTCAGACATAACTAAAAATGAATTAAATGGTAGTTCTCTAATCGCAGGTTTTCCGTTTTTATCAATATACGGCTCCCATGCATAACCTTTAAATAGGTTTGAATATGCGTCGGCAATATAACCAGATTGATCGATGTTTAATTGCTCTTCATAAAATTCTACAAATTCCATTAGTCTTTCGTTAGCGCTCGTTCTTTTTGGCTCCTTTGAATAGGTCACAGATACCTTATCAATAAACCTCTGAAGAATGTTAATAGGTAGAATTCTATCCTTAATAGCATTGTAGTAAGTTGGTGATAATGAACTCTGTAGAATTGAGTCAATATAAGGCAACAAGTTACCTTCATAAATATTTAGAGCTTCATTGTTTTGAGCAATAAATTCTCTATGTGCTTTTACATAACTGATTATCTCTTTACGTCGATCTTTTAGCATATTAATTCCTTATAATTGTATTGTCTGAGAAGTTGAACTTATTCTATTTAGGTCATAGTCAATCATGTAGCCAATGGCAGTGGTGACATGCTGTTGAGGTAACGAATCGTCCTCAATTAAATCTGCACCCTTCTTAAATGTGGTTTGAGTAAAACCATCATGAAGCCATTCGTCATAAAGATATAACCTGACTTGTTTATTCTCATTTAAAAAGTGGGCATTGACAACATTGTGTCTTCTTCTTATCGGTGGATTGCTAGGTGGTATTCTCATCTCAAATGAAAGAAGCCTATTGTCTTTGGTTCTATAATTAGCAAGAAAGTGCTTGATAATGTCATAATCTGAGCGCAGTGATCTAGTATCGTTGTTTTTGCCTGAGGCATCACCATAAACGTAAATCTTTCTCGCTCTATCTAGTAAACCGCTTGCGGCTATCTCGTCCATAATGTCGTTTGTTCTAGCCCCTTGAACGTGAAACGATTTGATAATGTGGTAAACACTTCCAATCTTAACCGCCGCCGCTGCACTCATTGGCTTATTTCTACCTATGTTAAAGTCATGGCATAGCCTTAACTCGTCTATGGTTCCGTTAAAATCTTTCCTAAAATTGCGGTCTCTTTCGTAAGAGTAATAGATTTGATCTTTTGCCAGATCGACCCACTCACCAAATAAATATCTCTGGGCCGATCTGGTGTCTAAGTCCGTTTTAAGCTGCTCAATATAAACAGGATCAAGAAATGGGTTGTCTGTAGTTACTGATTTGAAAACTATTCTGGTCTTTATTTCACTGTTAAAAAAGTATTTATAAACCCAATGAGACTGGCTGTCTGGATTTGTCGCAGCAATAAGCACGTTCTCTTTTACGTGCGGTATCCTGCGAAGCCTTGCTTTTAAAGTCATGAAGGCTTCTTTGTCTTCTTCATTGTTCTCAGTTAATTCCTCAAACACTAGGAAAGATATTTTCAAAGACCTTCCCTTTTTGTATTTTTTATCCGCCCATGATCTTGATATTATTTCCGACCCATTAGAGAATTTGATGGTTGCTGATGATTCATTAACCCAGTAATCTTTACCCTCAATTAAATCCTCTTGAATATGTTCTAGCACTTCTTTGTAAATAGTTTGTTTTAAGTCTGGCAGTGCTTTCCTTGCTAATAGCCCTCTCGCCCCTGGATTAAATAGGCAATGAGTGACTATAAGATGCGCCATTAAGATTGATTTTGCCGATCCATACGAACCGCTTAAAAGTATCTCCGGAGTACCAGTCGAGTAATCCCACTCGTTACGAAGTAGGTTTACCACCTTTGACTGATATGGAACAGCAAATGGGTTAAATGTTGTTAAACTAGTTCCCGAGTTTATAGGCAAGTTTTAAGCCCTCTTTGGCTTCGTCTGTTATGTCGTGTATGACTTTCTCTTTAATGTCAGTGTGGTTTGTTAGCATGAGTTTGGTAAACCCTGCATGATATTCGCCTGTGGTTGCTCGGTCTGACAGCCACTCCTCTTGGATGGTCTTACACGCCTTGTATGTGGGGAAAAATTCTGGATGGGTTTCCGCCCAATTTAAAAGCGTTTTCCTGTCTATTCCAAGCTTGATGGCGTACTTGTTTAAGGTAGGTGGATAATTTACAACTTTCTCTTTTATCTTTGTTACTCGACCATTTGCCACAACGGTCTTTTCTATTTCTCTATATTCTGGCCATGACTGAAAGAACTCGATCATTTCAGTAATGTGGCGAGGATGATAATCAGACGGTCTTCCAACATCACTCATGTGATTTACCCCAATTAAACAAATACCCATCTTTGTAAATCTTTCTAATCGCACAAACTCTATGCTTACTAATACCGTATTTTTTTGCAATTAAATTTATATTTTCTATAGATATTGCAACATTAAAAAACTGATCTTTTGTTAGCTTGGTATGAGATGATCTTTTGAAATATTTTGGTTTATAATCATTAATTAAACATTGCTCGCTATAAATAGCGTTAGACCTTATTTGGCTTATTAAACTATTGCTCACATTGTAAATTTTTGACATTTCGTCATTAGAAATATTTGACATGGTTCTAATTGTCAGAATTTGAAAATCATCCAGTGATCCTCTAAGTGTTTTTTTTGCCCTTAAACCAGTAGAAATAGCATGGATAGTATTTTGACTAGGTGTGCACCATTCTAAATTGGACACATTATTATTGAGTTTATTTCCATCTTTATGATTAACAAACTGAAGATTGGAGTCATTTTTTAAAAAAGACTTGGCAACTAATCTATGAATTCTAAATGTTTTCCTTTTTTTACCATTCCATAAATTAATATTGGCGTAACCATTTTTTTTAATATTTAGGGACATTTTTTGTAAACTACCATTTTTTTTTGAGCTAAATACGTCCCCATTTTCATTAATGTAATAAGAGTCATAACCAACTATCCTAACCATTGTTAACCTCTACAAAGGCAACCTGCATTAATCTTTTATTAAATGAAAAATTCGTTAAAAGCCTTGAAAGAATTTCTTGATTAGAGGCATCTATTGAAATTGATACGCTTATTGATCCATCAACTCTTGTCTTAATTGATTCCAAGACGCACTGGCACGACCCAATCACGGAATGATCTGAATTTATTTCCATCTAGCCCACTGGGTTAATGTTTAGACTCACGGAGTCTTTAACTCAGGCTATTGTAAATTTTACATGGTTGTCAATAACAAGATTGAACAGGGTAGCTTGTTTCACAAATTCGATTCTCTGTTGTTGGCACTTGTCCAGGATAGTATCTTTGCACTAAATCAGCTTTGCACCTGAGAACTGCTTCATCCATGCTCATACATTTTTTATCTGACTTACCGCAAGCGCATAGAATAAAGGCTATTAAAATGATGGTTAAGTATTGCATATGTTCTATTATACCACATAATTGACTAATGCTGTAAGTCATTAAATTCTTTATATAGTACAGATTTAGTTTAATAATAAATTATGAAGACCCTTATAATAGTTATTCTAAGTTTACCCGTTTTTTACCCTAACGATTATTTACTTCAAGCAATCTATTCTGATTATAAAGAGCCTGAACCAGTGAACGAACTAATTAACTCGGATGATTCTTATAGTTCTGAAGCTGAGGCATATTCCTGGGAACTTGGTTCACCTGACAACATACCAGAAACGGTAATTATCTATTTTGATGAACCTAGTCCCTGTGAATTAACTTACCGTTAAATACTTCCCAACCTCTTAGCTCCATCCAATTTCTAACTGATATAAACTTCTTCATCATCGTTTGATTTCCAAGTGAGTGAAAAAGATTGTGGCATGGTTGGCATACCGGAATCAGGTTCCATGGCGCACTTTCAAACTCAGGAAAAGCTTTTCTTGTATAGATGTGATGAAGAGTTACGTAATTTTCTTTTGATTCTCCGCATACAATACAAGGTTTTTCTGACTTAAAATTTTTCATAGTAAAATATTCCCCATATTGAGCAATGAGGACGCACACAAAACAACGGACGTTTTGTTATACCAAGCTTTTACGCTGCTCAATTGGCATTTATAATTAACAGTAAACTTCATCAATTCCCATCCATGTTGAATATTCTTCTCCATTGTGGGTTACTTTTTTCTTCTCTGGCTTTCTGTATCTTGATCCGTAAGTTAAATTACTCGCATCAGGATTAAAATCATTCCCGTCTATTGTTTCAACGTAATCATTTGTTTGTATCTTTGCTTTCTTAATATGAGCTTCAAATACCAGTCTAATAACTGATAACTGCTTGATCTTTCCGTTATGCCTATAAGCGATCATGTGACCTCTCATGGTTGTTCCGTGGTCATGCATTAAGTTAATTCTTTCACCTGTAGAAGCGTGATAGATAGAGCCGTTTGATCCAACCAATAGTTCCGGGTGGGAAATTGATTTTCTGATATTCATTTGTTTACCTCAAGAAATTTAACTAATTCTTCATAGCTGAAAATTGCTAGTGTTACTTGCATGTTTGTCACTTCGAAAATTCTCTGTCCTGTCCTTAGTGTTTTCTGGGTTACTTGCCAATTCATGTCTTACCTCCTCGGTTGCCTTTAATACTTTCTCATTACTTGTCATGATTGCTATCTCAGTAAGCATATCAAGCTTATTTTCTAGTGAATGTTCGTAGCTAATTAGTTGTTTGATTAGATAGTTCAGATGCATTTAATACCTCTTTAATAATTGCATTTCTATAGTCGTTGGCCATTAATTCTATAATTGTTAGCTCTGATACTTCAAGAGCATTGGCAAGTTTTGAAATATATCTTACAGGAAATTGACATTTTCCGCGTTCAACATTACTTACGAATTGACCTTCACGCTCTGAAAATCCTACCATTCCCGATAGTTTTACTTGAGACATTTTTAATTCACGTCTACGGTTTCTCATTAAATTAGCGACTTCATTAGAATGAATAATCATTTTTTATCCTTTTCTTAAATGTCTTAAAATAGTGTCCGAAGCTGCATCCATGTTTTCTTTTATAGACAACAAAGAAGAAGCACTTACTAAATTCAAATCTTTTGATTGTAGGTTGTTTTTTATAAAAATAACGTATCTATTCCAATTATTAACTTTTTGCTGAAGTTCAATAGTTGAATAAGCTTTTCCATATAAGTCTCTTACGTAATCTTCGGAAAGTTCTTTGTATGCGCCTTTCTTTCTTTTATTCCCATCAATCGTTTGCATGATTCTAATTTCTTGCCTGATGTATTCGTCAATTAAATTAGCCTTTTCCCAGTCCGATTTTGAAACTTCTTTATAGTTTATTCCTATTTTTTTAATAATGTTTTTGTAAATTAACACCCACCCAGAAAGTGTTTTTCTATTCATTCCAATGTCTTTAGCGAATTTTGTTAAATTATATTCTTTGGATGTTTGTCTTCCACCGTGTTTTATTTCACACACGATAGTAGCAAGATAGGCAATTTCAACCTGATGACATTCAATTTGCGTTAAAAGCTCTTTAGCTCTTTTGACACAATCATTATAAATCATTTAATACCTCCACTGATTTTGTGGAGGTAAAGTTAATTTGAAGTGTTAGGTAAGTAAAGAGTGTTTGAATCTTTTATATTGAAGCCCTGAAATATTTTCCAGTTTTGACGTATGCCGTTATGAAATCTCTGTTTAGATAGGTATCTTTCCCCTGGTGTAAACTTTCTTAATTCAAAATCTCTATGAAGCTCCGCTCTCCATCCTGCAATCTCTCGCTGGATATTCTCTAACCTAACCCATTCCTCATGGTTTGGAAGATAACCAGTATTTATAAATAGAATATTCATTTCAAAAGCTGCGACTGATTTAGTGCATCCTCAATTAGTGTGGCCATGGTTTGAACAATGACCTCCTGTAGAGATGGATCAATGATCAAATCTAACCCAACAAAGGTCATGACTGAGTGAGCCATTTCATGATTAAGGGTGTATTTTTGGTCAAGAAGTGGGAAGTCTGAATTGATTACAATCTTTCTATGGCATGAATCCCAAAGTCCTTGCGGTGCTTGGTTAAATTCAGGGTATAGCTTTTTAATTTCTTCAGAGGAAAGAGAATAAACAGGTATTTTACGGCCAAATATTGTCACGTTTTTTGGTAGTTTCTTCATACTTAAAGCGTATCAAGATTGGTCACTTTTAAAACAATTTAATGTCCGACTAAGACGCTTTTATTTAATAAGCTCTTTTTTAATATTCTTATCTAGCATGTTGTCTTTATGCACAAAACCTTTTCCACATTTAACGCAAGCAAAGCGTTGGCGAGCACTTGAAGGGCCATACTGAAACCCATCTTTCTTAAACTGTTCTGAACCGCATGAGCATATTCTTTTCTGATAAAATGACTGAAAGTTAATTGATGGCTCCCATGGCATGAGCTTTTTAAGAACCTCTTCAGTCACTAAACTATCCATTTTACAATAAGCCTCCATTTCAATGAATGCTTCTAGATTGCCCTTATCAGCTTCAGTAAATAATGAAGTTCCTGGGAATTTTCCATGATCTAGTTTGGCACGTTCACACTTAAGGTATTTGGCCAACTCTCCAAGCTTATAAAAAGGGAATTTAAAATGTCTGAAAGCTATCTTCAAAGTATCAATAACCTCAACCTTTTTAAGTGGCATCATCTCCTCAATGATCATTCTGCCCCGTGTTGTTGGAAGGTCAAATCTCTTGAGGTTGTGCCCACAGGCATAGTCAGCTTCAGCTATTAAGTCAGATAGCTCTTGTAAGAGCTTTAAATCGTTTTTAGGCGTGTTTCTGGTGTCACCATAATAAACCCTATCCTCTCCATACCATTTAGCTGAATAAGCTAAAATATAGGGCATTTGGATAATGTTCTCAGGATTAATGAAGGCTTCTCTAAAATTGTATGTATAAGCAATGGCAGGAGCTACTTCTAAGTCAAAGATAAGAATCTTTGGCGGCCTAATAAGAAGTTCATGAGGCTCTGAAGTATGGGAAGATTGATTAAACTCTAAGCCCAATAACTCAACTAATTTATTATATCCACCTTGGTTTCTAATCTGTCTCCAAGAAACACCCGATGCAATAAACTCTCTAGAGGTTGGTGTCTTATCTAACTTCTTAGCAAGATCTCTGAGTTTTACTAGCATGTCATGAAGTGAAATCTTATCCATGCTAATATGGTTACAATCAAATTTAGTTAAGTCAAATTATGTAATGTTTACCAGTCAATAAGAATCTTTGGGTGCAACCAATAACAGAAAAGCATTAAGAAAGTTCTTAGTAAGTATGTATTAATAAACATCACTTTAGGAAACAAGGGAAAAGAATAACTAGGGAGATAATTCCTTCACAGTCTTTAAACTAAGAATAATATCCCTTGCCTCTTCCCTTCAATCCTTAAGTTAGTTATCACTTTGAGGTATCCGGTATAAAGCTTAATTCAAGGTTTCATGGCAGTATATAACCGTCTCTTCCTGCTCAATCAATGGTGAATTAAGAATCCCATAGAACGGTAATAAAGATTTAAATCATTTGTTAATGATTTGTAAATTAAACGATCTATATAATTATTAGATAGCAACTATCTATAAATGTTAAATATGTAATTTTTACAATCTTAAGTTTACTTGATCGAAATTGTGCTATAATGATTACCTACCAAACAAAAGGGGTATTAAATGAAAAAGCGTCAATTTATTTTATCTAATCGCAAAGGCGAGCTTTTAGTCTTTTGGCAAACTAAGAAAGAGATTCATTTATTAGGTCAGTATGGCGAGATCATGACAGAGGATGTTGTTCCGTTTCTATTTCAGCTTGAAGAAGACCTTGAGTCTGGTGAGCTTGTTTACATAGGTGACCTATGAGCGAGATTGTAATTTGCCCATATTGCTTCTATGAATATGATCTTTATTACTCACTCAGGGAAGAAGAAGAAATTGTTAGTCAAACACGTTGCCTTTGTCCTAGAAAAAGTGATAAACAAAAGCTCGATTGGGCGATAAATGAAGTTGCCAAAAAGTTCAATATTAAATTAACAGGGGTTTCAAATGAAAAGTATCAGTCAGGCTCTCGTAAAGTTTCACGCTAATCTTAAGCCAATTAAAAAAGACGCTCAAAATCCATTTTTTAAAAGTGATTATCTTACGCTTTCTGGTATCCTGGACGCAGTAAGGCAACCGTTGGCAGATTGTGGTCTTGCGATAATTCAATCCATGAGAGTACAGGATTCGATTACGATCCTAATCACTAAGCTTATCCATGAGTCAGGCGAAGAACTTATTTCCGAGATGCCTATTACTATTTTGAACGATCCACAAAAACTCGGATCTTTGATTACATATTATAAGCGTTATCAGCTTCAGGCTTTACTCGGTATTTCTACTGCAGACGAAGACGATGATGGTAATTCGGTATCTATGCCACAGGATTCTTATCCTATTAAGCAAACTCAAAAAGAAGTGATTAAGCCTACCTTTCAAGTCGATGGCATAGGTCAGCAAAAGCCATTATCTGGCCCCGCTAGTGATGCTCAGAAATCGCTACTTAAAAAGCTAGGCGTAAAATTTAATGATGACATTACAAAATCAGAAGCAAGCTCTCTAATCGAGCAAGCTAATAAGAGAGGGTAGGTATGAAAAAGCTAATTCAAGTAACTGAAGTTGAGAACGAAGGTATGCTAAATTTGATGGGGAAAAGGGTAACATTTTTTTGTCTTAATTATATTTATGTGGGTGAGTTGATCGGTGTAAATGATACCTGCGTCTTAATTAAAGACCCTGCGATCGTTTATGAAACTGGCTCCTTTAGTGAGAATAAATATAAAGATGAACAGAGCTTGTGTGTTGCGGAGTTCTGCATCCAAAAGAACTGCATTGAGAGTTTTGGACAATTAAAATGACTCGAGTAAAAAGACAAAAACTTTTAAGGTCAGGGTCAGGGTCATGGTTACGGTCAGGGTTAAATTAATAATTAAAAGAAAAAAGAAGGATAAAATGTTAGGCGTAAATCAAGTTATTCTGCTAGGTAAGTGTTACAACACTAAAATGATCGAATCAAAGAATGGAAAGCCAATTACTTTTTTCACTCTCATGACCTATAAGAAGATGGGCGAGGGTCAGAAAGATAAGGCTCTATTCCATCAGTGTGTGTCCTATGGGAAGCTTGCTGAGATTCTTGGCAAGTATTTAACTGAAGGGAAGGAGCTATACGTTGACGGGACTCTTGATTATTACGAAAAAGATGGTGCTACAAAGACCCAAATCGTAGTGGTTGAATCTCAGTTTACCAGTGCAAAAGAAGTAGCATGATAATCGTTGACCTAGAAACAACGAGCTTAAATGTTTTTGAAGCTGAGATTTTGACGGGTCACTTTATTCATGTTGACGAGAATTTTAATATTATTTCAGAGCGTGAAATTAAATGCTGTCCGTTTAAGTGGTCATATGAAGCCGAAGCGGTTCATGGGATAACTCAGAAACAGGCGAGTAAGTACAGAAAATTTGGCGAGGTTTATGAAGACCTCATAAATTGGATTGCTTTGTCTGGTGCAAAGGAATTTTGGTGTCATACAAACTCTAAAATGTACGGCAAATTAGTTCCCTATGATTATGCAATTATGCGCATAAATATGCTTAATATGGGTGATTATCCATACCATATGATTAACAAGCTTAAACCATATTCAACCCATAGCCTTGCAAAAGTTTTACAGGGTCGCTTTACATTTGAAGGTTTTTCGCTTGATAATATATGCAAGCAATTAGGAATTAAGCTAAACCACCATGATGCTAAATCAGATGCTCATGCTTGTTTAGAAATTATTAAACAACTTCTTCCGCTAACAAGTAGGGAAGAGCTTTATAATTATGAAAGAGGTATTAATGAAGACACTAACAGACCTGGCCGAAGAAATTCAAAACAACCCAAAACAAGTTCTAGAATTACTAGCATCTTTTAGAACGACAAGCTCCGAAGTAAGAAGCTTTCTATTTTCCCTGCATGATGTTCCTCCCTATATCGTTCCAGCATTACTTAGAACATTTGCGCTTAATCACCGTGAAGCTGAGCCTAAAACTATTAAAGATTTAATTGATTCTAATAAACACCTGGGAGCTATGTTTGTGCTACTCGAAGATGGCAGTGATTGGACTTATCAAGGCGTTTCTAGTTCTGGAAAGGCATTATGTAGACCATTTAACTCCCCTCTCCTCATGGAGATTTCATCAGAGAAAGAGATTAAGTATGTCTTTTAATATTGTGATTTACATTTTCTTAGTGGTCTTTGGTTATCACACTGGAAGAATATTGGGGTTTCAATCAGGTGTTGAGTCAGTTGAATTTGATAGGGCAAGGGCAAATCAATCTTTGCAGCAATGTCTCAAGATCATTAGACATGAATAAAAGGTAATTTATGCGCATAATATGTGAGATTAATGACGAAACAATCCGCAAGGCTTCTGCCATTGTTATGAAACACTATAAAGATGATGATTTTCTTGAAAAGCTTATTGAGGTTGATTCATTTAACCATACTCACCAATCACCCATTATGGTTTCTTTTCAGCTCGGTAATATGCCTAGATCAATGACCTTTACTATTAAGGAATATAAATCACTTAATCCATTTTCTAAGGCCATTGGTTACGCTAAAGACGGAATCATTTATTTTAATTCTAGAAAAAGTGGAACGATACTAGACAGGGTTGAAACGATATATCACGAAATAACTCACCTGTGCGGTTACTCGCATAATGGAAACCGAGTAAATTCTTATAATTTATTGTCAGTGCCATATCTTGCATCTAATATTTTTAAGAATTACGTTAAAGATTTTATTTAAGAAACCACCACCACCGTCATCCATGACGGCAATGATGGCCCTGAAGGAAAGTGGAAAGGCTAAAACCACTCTTTTATTCTTTCATTGGAGCATGTTCGTGTCAATAAATGAGAAACAAATAGAAAATCAGATACTTACATACCTTAAAAACAAGGGGATATTTTGTTGGAAGAACAACTCCACGGGTGTTTTTGATCCAAGAAAAAGAGTGTTTAGAAAGTCTAAGAATCCTCACCACATAAATGGAGTGTCTGACATTCTTGGAATATTTGAGGGCAGGTTTTTGGCAATTGAAGTTAAGAAGCCATACATATCTAAGAAGACTTTAGCCGTTAAACATCGGACTCAAGAAGAACTTCATAAGCTCGCTAGTGAGGATCAAATAAACTTTATAAATATTATTAATGATCGAGGTGGTGTTTCGTTTCTTGCTGACTCGATTGATATTGTCGAAGAACAGCTACAACTTAGGCGGCTTAAATCCCAACTTTAAAATAACTGCTTCATACATTTTCATCTTAACTTTGTCGCCATTTGCCTTTGCTTCTAAGTATTTTTCTTGCCAGTAATGCGCTTGCTCTTTTTTATTTAGAGCTTTCTTTCCGACCTTTTCCATTTAGTAACCTCTCTAAATCGGTTTTTCGCATTGAAAAGAATTGCTCATATTCATCTGAGCATATTGAGACAAACTCAAATCTTCCGTCATTTAAACGCCTATAAACACCATATTCTTTTATCTCTGGTGTCTTTTCACAAATATCTTCGGGTATTGCTATACCAAACCACAAATAGGCATTAAGTCGGCTTCTAGTGACGCATCCTGGGAAGGCTGTCAACAATATCACCAGAGCCAGAAACTTCACCACTATGTTCTTCATCTTCAATATTTCTTTGATCTTTAAGTTTAAGGGCTTCTTCAATGATCTTTTTATTTAGTTTAATAAGTTGCTCTTGTTTATGCTTAACGTACTCCAAAACTATAAGCCCCAACCATCTGTCAATAATTGGGACGGCCTTGGCGATAGCAAGAACAAGAGCCACAAATTGCATTATTATGCTTCTTTAGAAAGAACTTCTTTTAACTTCTTAAGTCCATTAACCACTAACTGAAAAATAGAATTAGATTTAATACTTGGAACTAATGCCAATACTTCAGATAGTGCGAGTAAAGCAACTAGGATTGATCCTTGATTATCGACGATTACTTGTAACATTCTTATTCTCCTTAATGTCTCGCCCGATTTGAGCGTGTATGTGAAGATTCATTCCTTCGCCATGAGCAATTACAAACCGTCTTTTCCCCTCTGACACAACTGCACCATAACGGCGGTATTTAGCATCAAAAAATATAAGAAAGTCAGCAAGCTTTTCAGGCTTCCAATCATTGCATCGAATATCAACTGCCCGACCTTCTCGGTGTGTGGACGATTTTCTATTAACTGCCTTGTCGTGCTCTAATGTCGTAACAGCTTCAGTTATTACAATTGGTGAATTATCAAAAGTCATTGACCAATTATGCATTTCTAAGACTATCTTTTGAAGAATAGGCGAAACCTTCTTAAAAGATTCTTCTATTTCTTTGGTCTTAAACTTCATTTCTTCTTTTTCTTCTTTGCTTTTCTTGCTACATCAAGAGCAATTGCCACGGCTTGAGCTTGCGATTTTTTTCTTGACTCATTTTTTATATTTTCAGAAATGCTTTTTTTAGAAAAACCTTTAATTAATGGCATTTTTTAACCCCTTATGGACACACCTATGACATATTACACAAAGAACTTGAAGATTGCTAATATCATTATTGAGCGGATTATTGTCTATGTGATGTACATCTATACAAAAATCAAATTCATCGTAACCACACATTTCACACTTTATCTGTTTTTTTGAAAAAACAAATTTTCTCAAAGTTTTTCCAGTAAATTTACCACGGCTAATTCTTGCCGAAAGTCTTGCATCTTTTCTATTCTCTATAATTGTTTTTTTTGCATTGTGCCTGCAATACTCTGAGCAAAATTTAGTTTTTCTTCTTGAGTTAGATACAATCATTTCTTTCTTGCAATCTAAGCAATTTATTTTGTATTTCTCATATTGGTTTGAATTTAAACATTTAACAGAACAAAAACTGGCAGATTCTTCCCTGTATTTTGGGACATAGAATTCTGATTTACAGCACGAACAAATTTTAAATACACCTTTTTTCTTTCTCATATTAGCAAGGTTTAATGATCACGCCTTTAACAGCATAAACAATAGGCTCAATTTCTGATTTAATCACAAATGACTCAGACTCTAATACGCTTAACGTACCGTCTTCATTTGTAACTTCTTGGTGCATAACAATTCTATCTTTAATTATGAGCTTTTTATTAGAATCAAATTCATAATAGGCTGGAACTTTTTCAAGTCCTGGATAAAAAACAAGATCAATTTGTGACTGATCCCATTTCATTCCACGGATAGTTAAATCAAAGAAAATATCGCCGATTTTATTAGACCAAAAATTTTCAAAAGCATCATTTTTAAAAAAACAAAACATAATTTTCCTTAAGAAATTGAAGTAAATTCTTCTGCTATAAAACGACCCCAACTATTCGCATTGATGATATCACCAGCCCTGATCCAAAAAGGGTCAATTAAATAATTGCATGAAAATGTCCATGTGTTAGTAAATGGAACACCAATAGCAGTTGATAGGTTGTTAAGCCTAATACCATTACAATTTGGTAAACTTTGATACGATGCTATTCCAGTAACTGCGCTAGTTGGGGCTGAAATAGTTACGGTTTGAGTTGTGGCTCCAGTTAATATTTCATAACCAATACTAACAGCGCTTCCAGTTGTTGATACACAGCTCAAAAAGGGATTTGTTACTGTTCCGACTGGAATTGAAAAAGTATTGGTTCTATTCGCAACCCCGGTGCTTGTCATTGATGCTGTAACTGAAAATGATTTACTACCAATATATGAACCGTTTAGCTGCATTCCTGCTATCGTTGTTTGCCCGGTTGTATTGTTTGCAATAGACCACGTTTGATCGTATGAAATGGGAATTACCCTAGCATACTTTCCCGCCGGAACGGTATAGTTTGCCGTTCTGAGCGTGGTTGAAAGTGTAGGTTCATTGTTAAATGGAATTATAAAAGGTGCGGCCATAAATTACTCTCCGTAAAGCGTGATTAAGAATTTACTCATTACTCCACTGCTTGGCGTAGAGGTAATGTCAAATCTTAAATAATTTCCTGGGACAATACTAACTTTTGTAGGGTCAAAAACCTGATTGGTTGAAATTGCATAATTTGAAGCTGTTGAAAAATTAATACTTGGTTTTGTTGTAAATATACTTGAAAATGAAGGCCCATCAAGATTTGTGGTTGATTTTCTAACATCCACTTCAAACGTACCAGTTAATGAACCTTTTTCAAAAATCTGAATTGTCGCACTTGTTAGCGTAAACGTATCAACCGAACGATAGTAATAAAGCCCAGTCGCAGTTGAAAAGCTTGAAGCATTTAAAGCATAGAACTCTAAAACTTTAATCTTTGGGCTAGATGCTTCGACGGTATTAAGACGAGTGTTTAAGTCGTCAAAGTTATCTTTAACCAAGTCCCAAAGGTCTTTTTTAATTGCCCTACCAACTTGAATCAATGAAGATGGAATTGTAATAAATGCCATTTTTTACCCTATTAAAGTCGATCCTAGACCTTGTTCACTACTAGTGTCAGGCGTTAACGTAATATTGTCAAGAATGTAACCATATTGAAGCTTATCGTTATCGCTTGCAGAGGTATAAATCACCGCCGTACTTGGTGCAATAGATGGAATTCTGTTAAAAATATTCCCTAAATCACTCAACACTAGCTCGACCTCTGACTGTGATCTCTTAATACCAGTCACAACACCGATTCTTCTTCTATCGTTAGAGGAATATCTAGCAAACAACCGATCAAGATTAAGCGTTATGCGGTCATTAATTGAGTTAAGAAAGAAGTTCATTTTCCCTCTAAGTGTTACTTTTGTTCGACTTAGCGAGTTAAACAATGCCAATCTTTCCGCCATGATTTGAGCTTTGCTTTCTTCGTACAGGTAGACATCTTTCTCTAGCGTGTTTGTTACTTGTAAAAATGAATTAACAAATTCAGAATTAAAAGTGATTTTGTCAGTTGTGCTTTCCCCTGTTACCTGATCGACAAACGGCCTATAGTTCACAACAATAACATTATAAAACTTACCGTAAGAGTCCGCCCCGTAAGAGATTATATCATCATCACCGACTATCTGTGGTATAACAGGTTTATCAGAGTTAAGTATTGAGTAAGAAATAGTATTTGAACTATCTCCATACAATGATCCAAAAACTGATTCATTAATCTTGGTGATTACATCACGAATTGCTTCAGGTTTTCCGCCTAATGTTGGTGGTGAAACGATGGAGACAGTATAATCACATGAGTTTTTAGCATCCAGAAATGAAGCTTCATTTACAGATGCAAACCCAGCATCATTGAGAATCATATGTCTAACAGCGTCCGACGGTGTTCTAAGCCATAGCCCAGACTCTTCGTAACCTAAGCAGTTTACAGTTATTAAAGAGTCATCCTGTATAAAGTTAATAGACTTATATAGTGCAACTTGAGGCTCTGATGTTCCAGTATATGGTGTCCTGAGAATAATTTCCTGCTCTTTTACAAAAGATATTTCGTAAAAAT